CGGAAGGAATGCTAATAGATGACATTCATAACTTGCCATCAAACTTGCCATCGGCAGAGCCGGATAGGGAAAAAGGACGATGGATTCCAGTATCTTGCAAGCGTAGATTAGGCGAATGTGGCATTTTAATAAAAGAGTATGTCGAAACATCTGACCAGTACGATGTTGTTGCCGTCAAATGCAGTAAATGCGGTGAAGTGTTCGACTTTGACGATGCACGGTACTTCTGCTCTCAATGCGGCGCTGATATGAGGGAAGCGAATGAAAGCTATACCACTTGAACTGAAAGAAGCAAATGCCTATATAGAGATGCACCACAGACATCATTCTGCGGTTATCAGGGATAAATTCCGAATTGGATGCGAAAAGGACGGCAAGTTGGTCGGTGTTGTCTCTGTTGGTAGACCTTTGGCAAGGCATCTTGATGACGGCAAAACCCTTGAGGTCTTACGGTTATGCACAGATGAAAGCAGAAATGTGTGCAGCTTTCTGTATAGCAGAGCGGCAAGGATTGCAAAGGAAATGGGATACGAAAGGATAATCACATATATCCTTGAATCAGAAAACGGGGCAAGCTTAAAGGCTTCTGGATGGCATTTGGATGCCGATGGTGTCGGTGGGGGTTCTTGGAGTGTACCAAGCAGACCCAGAGAAGAATACACACAGATGAATCTTTTTACAGACCGAGACAAGAAGTATCCGACAGGGAAGAAGAAGAGATGGATTAAGGATTTAAGGGAAGGAGAAAATGAATGACAGGGTTAAAGCCGTGCCCGTTCTGCGGTGGAAAAGCTGTTTTGAGTCATAAAACAGAATGGGATGAAAAATGTTCATATGTATACTGTACCACTTGTTCAAGTCGAATCGCAGGAGTACAGGTATCAAGTGAATACAGTAGCGATGAAAGAGCGGTAAAAGCATGGAACAGAAGGGAAGGAGAAAAGAATGCGGACAGTTGATGCAGGTGAGATAGTATTAAGGATTAAACCACTTATTGAAGCAGAACGTCAGATATACAACTTAAAAGCATCATGGAAGTTTGCTGAAAAGTGCTTGGCGGTTGTTGAAAGCACTCCGACAGTATCTGCGGAACCACAATGGATTCCGGTTTCAGAAAGATTACCAGAAGCATTGCAGAACGTGATTGTCACAAGCGACAGAGGATATGTTTATACAAGCAGAATCGTTTCAGGCGAATTCGAGTATGGCGGAAATGTTGTCGCTTGGATGCCATTACCGAAGCCATACAAGAAAGAGGGTGATCAGAATGATGACACTTGAAGAAGCGATTCAGCATTGCCGAGAAAAAGCAAACGGCTCTTGCGCCTGTGCGGACGATCACAGACAGCTTGCCGAATGGCTGCTTGAACTCGTTGATTTAAGGGAAAAGACGGAAATCGTTTTTTGCAAGGATTGCCGGAAGCATAACCTGAGCGTGGATGATACGCAGGATTATGCAAATGCTTGTCCGCTGGTCGAGTACAGAGGCAAAGCCATGGGGCATGAATTTGATTATCAGTATTGTGCTTACGGAAAGCGGAAAGGGAAATCATGCCAGACTACGACATCTTAGAAATCATTAAAGCGGTAATAGAACGCAAAGAGGCAGACGGATGCATGGGCTGTGCCTTTGATGACAGAGAAGAGTGGGAAGAGCCGTGCAGTAAATGCTGCCGAAACTGTAAGGACTATTGGAGGGCAAAATGATATGCCCATATTGCGGATCACAAAACGGCAGAATCCTCGACAGCCGGGAAAGACCGGACGGCACCGTGTACCGGCGGCGGATTTGCTACACTTGCGGCCGGAGATTTTCAACCAGGGAGATTTTTTGGAAAACAAGAAATGAAAGCAAAAATCTATCTATCAAAAATCGAGATAATAGAGAGACGCATCAAACGCAACAATGAACGCATAGCATATCTCCGGGCATTGGCGGACGGCATGAAAGGGGTGCGATATGACACAGACCCGGTCCAGACATCCCCATCTGACATGATGTCTTTGAGAATAGGGGAAATTGTGGATCTTGAAAGGCTCAATGCTGACGAAACTGTCCGGCTGGAAAAGGTAAAAGAGGAAATCATCAGTAAAATAGAAATGATTGATGATGCTGATGCTGAGGATGTTCTTTTCTATCATTGGGTAGAGCATAGGTCATTCCAGGCAATTGCTGAAATGATTCCGTGCAGCCTCCGCAATGTCCATTACATACACGGCAGAGGATTGGCAAAACTGACAGAAGTCCTCAACAGATAACACAGATATCTTTCATTGTTTTGCACTATGGGGGTGTGATATAAAGGTATTGTGAAAAAGCTTGATACTTTTCATGTTGTGTATCTGTATTATCCTCCCAGATGATGATTGTTTTCGCAAGGCGGCCTGATATTATCCCACATATCAGGTCGTTTTGCGTATGCGGATATATGTATAACCCAAGGCAAAGCAACGGCAATCTCCGCCGTAAATACAGAGCAAGATTTAAGGCAATGAATGCCCCATGCGGTATATGCCACGGACGGCTGGGTGAGATCCATTATGACGAACCCTCAGATGCAAAGCATCCGTTATCTTTTGTCATTGATGAGATAAAGCCTGTCAGCAAGTGGAAGCTGTTCGGCTATTCAAGCCCTCAAGCGGCGGCCCAGGATTGGAGCAATCTTCAGGCGGCCCATTACTGTTGCAATCAGGCAAAAGGTGCAAAGCTTGACTATAAAGGTACGGTGGTCGTGCCGAAAATTTCGCCTCCGCTGGACGGAGTCTGGTAAAAAAATTCGGTTTCCGGGCATCATGCCTGCCGGTGCCTTGAGGGGTGGGAGGGTGACCCTGGCTACCCTCTGGCACTATCCAGCGGCCGTCAGCACCGATTTACCCCCTAAGCTGATTTTGAAAACATGGGTGGATGTTTTGAGAGATTTTGGAAGTACGGCAAAAACGGTCGAAGGAAACGAGGGTGGCAAGTGCAACCACAGTACCCGGCTTGACACATACGGATGCGGATGCAGCCATGATTGCAGTTATTGTTATGCCAAAAGCCTGCTTGAATTCCGCAATTTATGGCATCCAGATGCCCCATCGATTGGGGATATATCGACAATAGCCAAAGAAGTGCGGAAGCTGCCGAAAGGGCAAATAGTACGGCTTGGAGGCATGACAGATTGCTTTCAGCCTATCGAAGCCCTCCACAAAATTACGCACAAGACCATCCGGCTGCTCAACAAGCGGCGGATTCCTTATCTGATTGTCACCAAATCGGCTCTTGTTGGCGAGTACACGGATGTCCTGGACAAAGAACTGGCACACATTCAAATCACGGTCACAACGCTGGATGATGACTTGTGCCGGACATATGAAAAGGCGAGCCCGCCAACGGACCGGATAAAAGCCATCCTTAAATTGCAAGGCATGGGCTACGATGTGGCACTCCGGCTATCACCATTTATGCCAGAGTATATGGATGTCGAGCGGCTGAATTATCTGGGCATCCGCAAGATCTGTGTAGAGTTTCTCCGGGTGAACAGCTGGATAAAGCAATGGTTTGATGTTGACTATTCAGAGTACACCGTCAAGCAAGGCGGATATCAGCATCTACCATTGGAGACAAAGAAAAAGTACATCAGCAAGCTGAAAGGATTTGAAGAAATGACAGTATGCGAGGATGAGGACGAGGCTTATCAGTATTGGCAAAAGCATTTCAATCACAATCCGAATGATTGCTGCAATCTGAGAGGCATCAATGAAGCTTAAGGTAGAGTATGTGCCGATTGGGAGCGTTAAGCCCTATGAGGGCAACGCAAAACTCCATCCGGCAGAACAAATTGAGCAGATAAAGGAAAGCATCCGGGAGTTTGGCTTTTTAGATCCGATTGCGGTTTACAAGGACGGCAAAGTAATCGAGGGGCATGGACGGCTGATAGCGGCCACAGAATTGCACATGGACAAAGTGCCTATCATCCGGCTTGATGAACTGACGGAAGACCAGCGGAAAGCTTATATCCTCATACACAACAAGCTGACAATGTCCACGGGATTCGACATGGATTTGCTGAATCTGGAATTAATGGACATTGAAGACATCGACATGAGCCAGTTTGGCTTTGACATCGAGGAGTTTGATGAAAGTCTGGGAGATAGTGATGATGGCGGATATTATGGCGATGAGCGTGAGCGGACAAACAAGACTTACAATCTTGACATTGCCAACGACACCGTGATGACGGACGATTTCTGGCAGATGCCAATCATCCGCAATGACAGATTTATCCCAGAGCGGTTAATCGGATTTAACTATGCACTATCGAGTCGGGACAAAGCCGCCGGAATCCATTTCTATGTAGATGATTACCAGTTTGAACGGATCTGGGCGGCACCGGAAAAATATGTGGATGTGCTGGCACAGTATGAATGCCTCCTGAGTCCTGATTTCAGCCTTTACATGGATATGCCGATGCCTATGAAGATTTGGAATATCTATCGGTCAAGGCAGATTGGGGCATATTACCAGAGCAAGGGCATCCGGGTGATACCGACAATATCCTGGGCGGAGGAAAACACATTTAGGTTTTGCTTTGCCGGGATTCCAAAAGGAAGCATCGTATCCATCAGCACCGTAGGTGTTAAGCGGAGCGAGGATGCATTGCAGATTTGGAAAGCCGGAACGGCAGAAATGATGAGGGTTATCGAGCCGTCAGCCGTGCTTTTGTATGGCGGTGCGGTCGATTACGATTTTGGTGATACGAAAGTGGTTCTTTATGACAACGAAGTTACGAAGAACTGGAAAAATGAGGTATAATTATGGGTGGTAGAGGATCGAATTCCAGTAACGCTGGCGGCGGAGGCGGCGGAACCGGAAATTTGGTGGCTGCATTCGGAAATGCCAATACAGTATTTGGTGCATCTGGACAGTATAACTCATCGCTGAGTCTTGCACCGTTTCAAACCGTTGGAGATTATACGGACAACAATAATCAGAATCTTGTAAAATGGCAAGGACAGACGGATGATAAAGCCGCATCGTATTTGCATAAGATTGATGCGAGTGATTCTACTAGTATGGCTGATCTTAATCAGATTCAGGCGGCCTCTGGTGATCCGTATGGATTCTATAATCTCCCAGCACAGCGGTTTATATCCAATATGGGCTTGAACGCACAGACAACAGTTTTGTCAGAGGCTGATTTCAACAACTATGTTCAGCAGACAGGCTCAACAGTTCTTTATAGAGGCTGGTCGAACGGTGCCGGATCTGTCACTAAGTTTAACACGGCGGTAAATAATCACGTTGGCAATGGCATCAGCGGTGACGGGCATTATTTTGCACCGAGCGTTAGCACGGCACAAAACTATGGTAGTGTTATTACAAAAGCGGCACTATCTCCAAATGCTAGAGTAGTCAGTTTGCAAGATGTAAGAGCACAGATTAATAAATCGAGCGGAAAACTGAGGGGTGCATTAAGTAAAGCCGGAAGTTTGGGCAGCAGAACATACGGTCCGAATCAGGGCGAAATGCAGATGGCTCTTAAAATGGGATTTAACACAATCGATGCGGGTTGGGCTGTAGTACCGATAACCAGAGATGCGGTTGTTGTGAGTGCAAAGAGAGTGAGGTAAGAGAGATGGCAACAGAAAAGCAGAGGGTAAAAAACACGCTAACTGAATGGAGAATGGACCGTGAGTATATGGAGCGGATGCTCAATGATCCGAAATCCTCAGCGGAAGACAAAAAGTATGCGAAACAGCGTATCAAAGTTGCCGATGAATGGATCGGAAAGATTCTTAAAGAATATCCTGATTTAAAATGATGGACATCGAAACAAGGGCAACACTTGAAAGGCAACGGATAGAAACGCTGCTTTTTAATTTCGGAGTTTCCCAGGACCGTGTAGCACTTCTGGAGACGGTCATCGAAAATGTGTCCTGGATGAAAGTGAAACTAGATGACACAAGGGAATCCATCAAGACAACGGCGGTGGTCATTCCGTATGACAACGGCGGTGGTCAAAAAGGACTCCGGGAGAATCCGCTTTTTAAAGGCTATGAGAGCCTTTTTAAGGCTTATATGTCCGGCATGGGTAAAATATTCGATGCCTTGCCCCAGAGTGCCGTAGAAGCCGAAACAGAAGCCATAGAGAAGCCAAAGACGGTACTTGAATTGGTCAGAAACAAACATAAGAAACAGAGAGAAGCATGAAAGGGTCACAAGAGCCTCGCATAAAGGTCGAGCCGGATCGGATGTCATCAGATGGCAACGATGCGGCTCTTTTAATGGACGAATACGGCTATCAGCTTGATAAATGGCAAAAGGATGTTGTTGATTGCTGGCTTGGACGGTCGGAGTCCGGCAATTACAATGTAACATCCGCCGGGCTGACATTGCCCCGACAGAACGGCAAGAATGTTTGCCTTGAAGCAAGGGAGTTTTACGGACTTGTGGTCAATGGTGAGAGGATACTGCACACGGCTCATCAGGTAAGGACTTCCAAAAAGTCTTTCAGACGATTGGCTGCAATGTTTACGGACAAACGGCATCCAGAAATCACCGACATCGTCCGAAATATCCGATATACCAACGGTGAGGAATGCATCGAACTTGACAACGGCGGAGTTATCGAATTTTCCGCACGGTCCCGGCAGGCGGCCAGAGGTTTTGACGGCATTAGCCTTGTCGTTTTCGATGAGGCTCAGGAACTGACGGATGACCAGATTGAGGCAATCATGGCAACGCTGTCCGCATCGGCAACCGGCACACGACAGCTGATTTACACCGGCACTCCGCCATATCCGGGATGCCCGGGCGAAGTCTTCCGGCGGAGGCGGACGGTCTGTCTCAGCAATCCTGGTACGCACGACAGCTGGCATGAGTGGAGTGTAGCGGCCGACAGCGTGAAAGAGATCCGCATCGATGACACATCCCTTTGGTATGCAACAAATCCGGCATTAGGCATCCGGCTGTCTGAGGAATTCACGGCAGAAGAATTGCGGTCGATGTCTCCTGATGGCTTTGCCAGAGAGCGACTTGGATGGTGGAGTCCTATCTTTGATGTCAAAGAGGGCTATGCGATACAGGCTGATGTCTGGGATGCTTGCAAATCGACAGAGCCAAAGCCGGATGGAAAGACAGCATACGGCATCAAGTTTTCTTCCGATGGTGCGATGGTGTGCCTTTGCGGTGCAACGGTTCCGGTCGCCGGTCCGGCAAGAATCGTGATGATTGACATCCGTCCGACCGGATACGGATTGGGCTGGCTGGCTGACTGGCTCAATCAGCGGTATGAAAAGGCAAGCTGCGTGGTCATTGACGGACGCAACGGTGTGGATGTCCTTATCGAGAAAATTTCACAAGTCTGGAAAATGAAAGGCTCTGTAATCCGTCCTAGGGCTACCGATGTTATAGCGGCCGTAGGAGTGCTTACAGACGCATTGAATGAGAAGACGGTAACTTGGTGGCATGAGCAATTAGAACTCCGGGAAAGTGCCATTACAAGCGTTAAGCGGCCTATTGGCGGCGGATGGGGGTTTGGTGGAGACAATTCGATACCAATTGAAGCCTGTTCGCTGGCTCTTTGGGGTGCAAAAACATCTAAGAGAGATCCAACACGCAAAATGCGGATCGGATGAGGTGTGGAATGAATTTATCCATTGATCCCGGTAGTGTAGCTGGGCTGGGAATCCGTGAGCAGAATATGCTCGATGAATTACTCAGCGTCTATAACTACCATCTGGCAAAAAACTATCAAAAACAGAAGTATTATGAGGGGCATATCTCACTAAACGAGGTCAATCTGGGCATTGCTTTGCCGGACGGCTTCCGAAAGCTTGAGATTGGATGTTCCTGGGGTGCAAAAACTGTCGATGTGCTGGCCGCACGGTCCATGTTTGACGGCTTTGTGGACTCAAACGGAGTCAACGCATCAATCCTTGAACCAATCGTAAGAGATAACAAGCTGATTGCTGAATACTGCAAGGCAGCAAAGGATGAGCTGAAATATGGCTGCACGTTTGCCACGCTTTCAGCAGATAGGCGGATCGGTTGTAAAATCAGGTGGCACAGCCCAATGTCGGCGGCTGGCTTATGGGATGGTGAAAAAGGCAGACTCAAGTGCGGTTTTGCTGTCATTGATTCAGCCCCGGATGATTCAGAGGCAGATGTGTGGACACCGTCATTGATAAATCTGTACACGGATGATGCGATATTTGTCATGAGGCGGACGGAATCCGGTTGGTTTGCCGAAAGAAATCCGCACAGCATGGGGCGGCCGATGATGGAGGCATTTGTTTGGAATGCGACATCTGACAAGCCTTTTGGGCAATCCAGAATCAAAGATCCAATCAGGCGGCTCATCCAGGGGTATGTCAGAACCATTGCAAATGCCACAATCGGCTTGGAATTTGCAACATCCCCACAGAAATATCTTTTGGGCATCACGGATGAACAGTACGATGTTGTCGTGAACCAGAAATTCAAGCAATATGTCGGCTCGATTCTGGCGGCTACTGTGAACCCGGAAACCGGTGCCAATCCGGCATTTGGACAGTTGCCTCAGGGATCTATCACTCCGCACGTTGAGATGATAAGAGTCCTTGCCACACAGTTTTCCGCCGCAACCGGCTTAACTGTGACGGACACGGGTGTGGTCAACGATGCAAATCCGACATCAGCTGATGCCGTGCTGGCTCAGAGCCAGACTTTAATCAGCCTTGCGGAACAGCTGAACACTTCAAACGGCGATTCGCTGAACACGATAGCCCGGATGGCTATGGCGGTGGTAAATAACACATCGCTCGATAAGCTTACGGATGAGCAAAAGGATGTCATCGCACATTTCCGCAATCCGTCACTCCCGAGTGTAGCCGCTTCCGCCGATGCGGCCATCAAAATCGCATCCGTCCGCCAGGGATTTGCCGACACGGATGTTTTTGCTGAAATGGTCGGATTCTCACAAGCGGATATCAGACGGATTAAAGCACAAGAGGCAAGGGCAAGGGGCATGAATGTGCTTGCGGAAGTTGAAACAGAACGATAATGATGATAAAGCCGTGAAAGGTGGCTGAATGAACATATCGCTTAATGAATGGATGGCTTTCACCGACAAGATGACACGGCTATCTAAAACAGCGGCAGAAAAGCTAAAGGATTACATCCGAAAAGGTGGCGGTTATGCCAATATGGATGCTGATGATATCATCGCATACGCAATGGCACTTGTACAGAAGTACGGAGAGGGTGCAGCGGCATTGGCAGCCGTCATGTACGATGCGATTGCAGAACTGAGCGGTGTATCTATCCCATCGGCTGAAGTGGCGGAAACGGCAACGATTGGAGAGGTTGCAAAAAGCATTCTTGGAGCAGCTAACTTTTCTCAGGATGAGGGTTATATTGGAGCATCAGCCGGACGGCTTGTCAAACAGGCTGGAGTCGATACCACACTTAAGAATGCCATCCGTGATGGAGCACAAGTGGCATGGATTCCGCATAGCGATACCTGTGCTTTTTGCATCGCCCTGGCATCGAGAGGCTGGCAAAACGCATCAAAGAATATGTTGAAAAACGGTCATGCAGAACACATACACAGCAATTGCGATTGCACATTTGCGGTGAGGCATGACCCAATGACCCAGGTCGAGGGGTATGACCCAACGGAGTATTTTGCCATGTATTCCTTTGCGGAGGGTAATACATCGAGGGAAAAGATTAATTCGATGAGACGGCAATTCTATGCCGAAAACAAGGAAAAGATAAACGCACAGAAAAGAGATGCCTATGAAAAACGCAAAGAACGAGAGGCATCCACATCAACAGAATTTAATGTCAATTAAGGCAAGTGTAACAGCTTGCCTTTTTTATTGCCAACGTGCGGCTTTAGCACGGATTTATTTACTCTTTGGAGGTACAAATGAGCGAAACTGTGAATCAGGTAATCGAGGATACGGCTCTTGAGCCGTCAGAAAAGACTTTTACGCAGGCAGAGGTCGATGCCATTGTTGGCGATAGGCTTAAGCGTGAAAGGGCAAAGTATGAGGGATTTGATGACTTTAAGGCGAAAGCTGCAAAGTATGACGAAATTGAGGAAGCATCAAAGACCGAATTACAGAAAGCGAACGAAAGGGCAACAGCTTTACAGACAGAGCTGGACAATCTCAAAAAGGCTGAAGCCATTCGCACGATTAGGGAAAGCATAGCCGCCGAAACCGGTGTGCCTGCATCTCTTATTACGGCGGAGGATGAGGAATCCGCAAGGAAGCAGGCAGAGCAGATTATCGAATTTGCGAGACCAGCCGGATATCCAGATGTCCAGGATGGGGGAGAAGTAAGATCTGGAAAGTCAACTACACGGCAGCAGTTTGCTAACTGGTTTGAAAATTTGAGTTAATTATTTACCGGGTGACGATTGGAGTCACTCGCTAACCTGAAAAAGTTACAGGAGGTTTTTATTATGGCACTTACTGGTATTCCTACCAATCGTACAAGCATCGATCTTCCGGTTGATGTATCCAGAGAAATTATTCAGAAAGTCCAGGAGGAATCCGCTGTCATGCGTCTGGCAAGACAGATTGAACTCCCGGGCAGAGGCACGGCAATCAATGTCATCACATCCGATCCCGAGGCATCTTGGGTTGGCGAGACGGTCGCAAAGCCGGTTTCCAATCCTGGGCTTGCAACAAAGGTGATGTCCGCTTATAAGCTGGCTGTCATCGTTCCGTTCTCCAATGAATTCCGCAGAGATGTTGCGGCTCTTTATGATGCAATCGTTCAGCGTATTCCGAGAGCATTAGGACTTAAGTTTGACGCTACTGTCTTCGGTGCTGTGCAGGCTCCTGGATCTAATTTTGACACATTCGCATCCGTAACGGCTCAGAGCCTTGCAACAGATGTCTATGGCGGCCTTGTTGCAGCTGATACCGATATCGCAACGCATGGCGGTATCCTTAACGGCTTTGTTCTGTCTCCGCAGGCAAAGGGCATTCTTCTTGCAGCAACGGATGACAACAAGCGTCCGCTGTTCATCAATAGCGTTGCTGAGGGTGCTATCCCGATGGTTCTTGGTGCAAGGACTCATCTCTCTAAGGGTGCTTATATTGCCGGAACTCCGAACGTGGTCGGCTTTGCCGGTGACTGGACTCAGGCACTTTACGGCACCGTTGAGGGTGTCAAGATTGATTACTCCAGCGATGCAACACTTGTATCCGGCGAGACAACAATCAATCTGTTCCAGCAGAATATGTTTGCCGTGAGAGCGGAAATCGAGGTCGGATTCCGTGCCGACACGACCGTCTTTAACAAGCTTACCGCAACGGCTTGATGATCGAATTCATCAATAAGCTGACTGGCACATCCATGTGGGTCACGGAAGACAGAGCAGAGGAATATAAGGCGGCTGGTCATAAACTGGCCGCCGTTTCTGAGCCTGAGAAGCCCAAAAAGGTGGAATCTGTGCCGAAAAAGCGAGTGACAAAGAAGAAATGAGGTAATTATGGCGGCATATGCAACATATACGGATGTGCAGGCAAGGCTATCCAGACAGCTGTCCGATTCAGAACAGACAATTTGCACGGCATTGCTTGAAGATGCCGCATTGATAATTGACACATTTAATGCTGATGCCGGAGCGGATGCGAAAAAGCTGGTTTCTTGCCGAATGGTCATCCGGGCAATCGGTGACGGTGCAGACAGCATCGTGCCGGTCGGTGCTACACAAGGATCTATGTCCGGGCTGGGATACTCCCAAAGCTGGACGCTTGGGTCATCCGGCAATGCCGCTGCCGGGGAACTGTATCTTGCAAAGCTTGAAAAAGCACTTTTGGGATACGGCAACCGCATCGGCAGCCATAGTCCTGTCGAGGATCTTGTGGAGGTGTCCGAATGAAAGGCACTACTGTTCAGATTATTTTGCAGACACAGACCGGCACGGACACTTTTGGCAATCCGATATACACGGATGTGCCGGAGGATGTCGATGATGTCCTTGTCGGACAGCCCACAACGGATGATGTCAACACATCTGTGAGCCTTTATGGCAAGCGGTGTGACTTTGTTCTGGGCATCCCTAAAGGTGATACGCACGATTGGACGGATGCAAGGGTCATGATTTTTGGAGACTTGTATCAGACAATCGGATATCCGATGAGGGGCATCGATGCCAACATTCCGCTCCGCTGGAATAAAAATGTCAAGGTGATGCGGTATGGCTAAAGTGAAGTTTGAGCGAAACCATCAGGGCATCGGTCAGCTGATGAAAAGCAAGGAAATGATGGCTGTGCTTAGTGGATATGCGGATCGCATTGCCCGTCCAGGGCAAGAAAAAGAGGTCAAGGTGATGGAAACCAGAGCCGTGGCTTATGTTCGCAGCCACAAGAGAGATAATTCGCTATTGAGGCAAATGAAATCATGATAGAAGCGGTTTTACGGACATATCTGAATAGCAAGCTGTCTGTGGATGTATATACGGAAATCCCGGGCGAAAAGCCGGATGAGTACGTTGTCATCGAGAACACAGGAACAAGCCGCAGAAATTGGCTCTATGATTCGCTGATTGCAATCCAGTCCTATAGCACATCTCTTGAAAAGGCGGCCATCCTGGACAAAGCTGTCCGGGCTGCGATGGATGATGCCGTGGGTGTAGATAAAATTGCTGCGGTCAGGCTGAACAGCTTTTATAACTTTACGGAATCCGGCACTCGACAGTATCGGTATCAATCGACATTCGATGTGTCACATTACGATGATTAAGCGAGGTATTAATAATGTCTACAGTTTCAAATGTTACTGCAAGCAAGCCCAAGGTGGCTGGAGCGATTTCGGTTGCACCGATTGGCACAACGCTTCCGACAGATGCGACAACGGCACTTGATGCGGCTTTTGCAAATCTGGGTTACTGTTCAGAGGAAGGGCTGACAAATGCCAATACCAGAAAGTCTGAGGACATCAAGGCATGGGGCGGAGACATCGTCCTGTCGATTCAGAACGAAAAGACGGATACTTTCAGCACCGTGCTGATCGAATCCCTCAACATAGATGTGTTGAAAGAGTTTTTCGGTGCGGACAATGTATCCGGCACTCTTGAAACCGGCATCACGATCAATGTCAACAGCCAGGAACTGACAGAAAAGTCCTGGGCAATCGACATGATTATGAGAAACGGAAATCTCAAGCGTATTGTCATTCCGTCCGGCAAAATCACGGCAACAGAGGACATTACCTATGTTGACAATGAGGTTGTCGGCTATGGCATCACAATCACTTGCTATCCTGATGGTTCCGGCAATACTCACTATGAGTACATTAAGGCATCTTGAGTGAGGTTAGAGAATGAAGACATCAACCGGTTTTGAAATTGAATTAGATCCCAAAAGGCTCGACAACATGGAACTTCTGGAGATACTCCCGAAGCTGTCCCATGTGACGGAGGATTCTGTCCTTGAGGACATGACGCTATTGTCAAAGTTTTTTGTGGTGCTTTTCGGTGAAGATGCAAAGACACGGCTCTATGACCACATCCGCACGGATGACGGTCGAGTGCCGATGTCTGAATTCGGCAGAGAGCTGACGGAAATCTTTCAGACGCTGATGCAGAATCCGCTAAAAAAATAGCCGTCCTTGCCCACATGGTCACGCTGGATGAGGACGCTTTGACTTGTGACTTTGCCGAAACGTATCGGATCTATGATTTCCGCAGCCTGCCGTGTAGGCTTGCCGCCGTGCTGGCTTGCGGACTTCGGGATGACTCCCGGATAAAACTTAAGATGGCTGGACAGAGGGTATCAACGAACACGCTGATAAATGCGGCCTCCGTTGATGCCCTCAATTGGCTTGTCTGGTCAAAGACAGAAGATGCCAAACGGAAAAGAAACCGTCCGAAATCGGTACTGCAGATGTTGCTCGATGAAAAGAGCGAAATCATGACATTTAATACAGCGGACGAGTTTGAAAGACGGAGGGCTGAGATTATAAATGGCAACAGAGTTAGGTAGTGCATTTGTACAAATCGTGCCATCCGCAAGGGGCATCGAGGGTGCAATACAAAAAGAATTAAGCGGAGAGATGTCATCCGCCGGACAGGCTGGAGGACAGCTATATGGTGCGAATCTTGTCAGCACAATAAAGAGGCTGGTGGCCGCTGCCGGAATCGGCATGGCAATCAAAAAGGCTGTCGATGCTGGCGGAGAGATGCAACAGAACCTGGGCGGTACTGAAGCGGTATTCGGAGAATTTGCAAAGCAGATTCAGGATACGGCAAGCGAGGCATACAGAAACATGGGTATGTCCGCATCCGAATATATGGCAACAGCCAACAAGATGGGATCTCTTTTCCAGGGGTCGGGCTTGAGTCAGCAACGGTCCTTGGAGTTAACATCGGCGGCCATGCAAAGAGCGGCTGATGTGGCATCTGTCATGGGCATATCCACAGAACAGGCTATGGAGTCTATTGCCGGTGCCGCAAAGGGCAATTTCACCATGATGGACAACCTTGGTGTTGCGATGAATGCGACAACGCTTAAAGCCTATGCTTTGGAAAAGGGCATAAACTTCAAGTGGGAAACCGCAAGCAATGCCGAAAGGGCAGAGTTGGCAATGCAGATGTTCATGGAAAGGACATCACAGTATGAGTCCAATTTTGCGAGGGAGTCAGAAGAAACATTCACCGGATCATTAGGTGCGATGCAAGCGGCTGTACAGGACTTTATGGCTAATCTGGCTCTTGGGAATGATATCACTCCATCGCTGACGGCTATTATCGGCACGGCACAGACTTTCCTCATAGACAATTTCTTGCCAATGATAGGGAGCATCATTTCGCAGATTCCGACAATTATCGGAACGGCGGCACCGTTAATCATTCAGGCAATCCAGAGTGTTTTTACACAGCTGTCCGGGGCAATCAGCCCTGATGCTCTGAATGCCGGATTAGATGCCATGAAAGGATTTGTGGACGGCTTTGCTTCACAGATACCAGAGTTTTTGGCTCAGGCTTTACCGATGCTTTTGGAGTTTAGCGGAAACCTGAGGTCGAATATCGGAACGATTGTGGATGCTGGTATCGAGATGCTCAAGTCTCTGGTCCAGGGCATCATCAACGGATTCCCTACACTTATTTCCACGGTGCCGCAAATCATCACCAACATTGCCGGAATCATCAACGACAATATGCCAAAGATTCTGAAAGCCGGACTTGATATCATCGTCATGCTGGGCAAGGGCATCATTGATAACATTCCTGTCATAGTCGCAAACATGGGCAATATTGTGCAAGCAATCATATCGGTGGTAATGGCAATGAATTGGCTTGATTTGGGTGTCAAGCTGCTGACAGGCATTGTTAATGGTCTTAAGTCTGTGGCAAGCTTCATCCCGGATTTCTTCAAGGGCTTAATAGAGGGTATCAAAACTAGCTTTAGTGCTGTCGATTGGGGCGGTGTCGGTATGGCTATCATCAAGGGCATTGCTGCCGGGCTGAAAAACGCTGGCGGCATTATCGTTGATGCGGCTAAGAACGCTGCGAAAGCGGCCTTAAATGGTGCAAAAAGCCTTTTGGGAATTCACTCTCCATCAACGGTATTCCGTGATGAGGTCGGTGCAATGATGGCTGAGGGCATGGCTATCGGTTTTGAGGACAACGTGCCTACGGCAGAGATTCAATCCGCATTATCCCCGATGACAACGGTTGTACCTGATGCAATGGGCGGAAGTGCTTACAATTACGGTGGCTTTTCCATCAATGTGTATGGTGCTCCCGGACAGAGCGAGGATGCACTTGCGGATATCATTGAGCAGAAGATTAACAGCAGAATACTGAATAAACAGGCGGTATTTGCATGAGACATTTTTTTTTACTAGACGGCAAGATGTCATCAGATTTCAGCTGCTATGTGGCTACATCGAATATGTTCGATGCCCCGGAGCGAGACATTGAAACGGTCGAGGTGGCTGGTCGTAATGGCACACTTGTTTTTGACAATGGAAGATATCGCAATTTTGAGGGGTCTGTCAATTGCTATATTCCGCTGGAAATGCGGCCGAATGTTGGCGGACTCCGCAGCTGGCTCCTGAATCATCACAGCTATGCAAGGTATGAGGATACTTTGCATCCAGATGAATTTCGGCTTGCGAGATATGCCGGTGGCTTTGAAATTGAGCAATCAGACAGAATAGGGGCGGCCTTTACGCTGAATTTCGATTGCAAGCCCCAGCGTTTCCTCAAGACTGGTGAGCAGACGATTACTGTCACAGATGGCATGGTAATCATGAATCCGACAGAGTACGATGCTTTGCCTCTTTTCAGGATGTATGGAGACGGCTCTCTGACGATAAACGGCAAGACGATTACCGTCACGGACAATGACTCATATATCGATCTTGATTGTGATTTGCAAGATGCATATCGTGGCACCGTTAACATGAATTCACATATATCCCAGACATTCCCAACGATTCCGGGCGGTGTCCACACCATAAATTATAGTGGATTCACATCGGTGACGATGCGGCCTAGGTGGTGGAAGATATGAAACCTATCCTTTTTGATGAAAATGAAACGACATTTACATCCAATGGCATGGGTCGGGTCGATGCTATCTCTTGCATTGTGAAAGAGGAACTCAACGGTATCTATGAGTTAGAGATGGAATATCCGCTTAAGGCACAGCACGGCTCTGAGGTGAAAAATTCCCGGATTCTTGTGGTGAAACCTTATGAGGGAGCAAATCCGCAGGCTTTCAGGATCTACCGGGTGACTACACCCAGGAACGGCAGGGCAACGGCTTATGCCCGGCACATCAGCTATCAGCTGAACTGGATTCCAGTCATGCCTTTTACATATAGTAGCATCGTTGACTTTATTGCGAAAATCAAAAGCTATTCGGCAGTTTCCAATCCTTTCAGCTTTGTAACGGACAAAGCGAGTGCTTTCGGTGGCGGATTTTCAGAGCCGCAAAGCTGCCGTGCAACGCTTGGAGGAACGCAAGGCTCATTCCTTGACTCATATGGCGGAGAGTTTGTCTGGGATAATTATACGGTACGGATTTTAAGCCGTAGAGGCTCTGATAATGGGGTGCGGATAACCTACGGCAAGAATCTCGTTGACGCAACACAAGAGGCAAACATCGAAAGCACATATACGGGAATCTGTCCGTTTTATAAGTCCGAGGATGTTATTGTAACGCTTCCAGAAAAATATATTCTGGCTGACACATCGTCCGATTTTCCATTCCTCAGAGTAAAGCCATTAGATATGTCACAGTATTTCGATGGCACACCAACAGAAGCACAGCTGCGGACGGCCGCCACAAAGTATGTCCGTGATAACAAAATAGGACATCCGGCGGTGAACCTTGATGTGTCTTTTGTGGCTTTGTGGCAAACGGATGAGTATGCGGATGTTGCTCCGCTTGAAAGCGTACAGTTAGGCGATACTGTCACGGTGTTCTTTGAAAAGCTGGGTATTGATGAGCAGGCAAGGGTCATCGGATATGCTTACGATGTGCTGAAAGAGCGGTATACATCCGTCAGCATCGGTGATAAGAAATCGTCTTTTTCCAACACATTTGTGGAACAAGGGCAAGCCGTAGAGGCACAAATCAGCAAGGTATCTACTGATATCTCAAAGTCCACAAGCTGGCTTACAAAGGGTGACGGCTATGTGGTTGCGGTCAAAAATTCGGACGGATCATGGAAAGAACTACTTTTCCTTGATACTCCTGATATTCAGACAGCTACCAGGGTGCTCAGAATCAACGAGAACGGCATCGGTTTTTCAGATAATGGATATAATGGCTCTTACGCACAAGCATGGACTCTTGACGGCACTCTGACGCTTGGAGGCATCAACAACAGCTATGGTACTTTCAAGATATTGGATGCGTCCGGCAACACCATTGGCGAATGGGATAAGGACGGCTTGTCCATCTTGCGTGGAATCATAGACATTGACGGTGCCACCAACGGATATATAACTGTCCGAAACGATGAACAGAATAGAACGGTAACAATATCTGATGGACAAATCGACATGGACGGACCGGAGGGATATGTTATCATGCAAGGCGATTATCTAACATTCGGTAAAAGAGGGTCGGGCTATGAAGTTGTCATTGGTGCTGGTGAAATACTTGCAAAAGCACCGAATGGTGATTCAGTAACAATCCGGGGAAATGAAGCATCAATCGACACGCTACTTGTAAATAAATTCTTTTTCAATGGCAAAGAGTTGGATTTGAGCCGTGGTGTTACGGAAAAAGCTTTTGTCGACGGACAGATCCTTTACTTTGAGAATGGCTTATGCACCATGATAGATGACGGCTGATGAGGGCAAGTAAATGACAAATCAAACGTGTATTCTTAACATGATTCCGTCCGGGGTTATGCCCCGGATATATGCGTCACAGTATGATAAACAGACGAACGCAATAACCTTTTCTTTATATGACGGCATCACTCCGTTCACAATTCCGTCCGGGGCAGCCGTCCTGATCAACGGTACGAAGCCGGACAAAAAAGGCTTTTCGTATTCGGCGGCAAGTTGGTCAGGCAACACGGTCATCTGCAATGTCACTACACAGATGACGGCTGTTGACGGTGAAGTCCTTTGCGAACTCCGCATCAGGACGCAGGCGGATATCATCGGATCGATGAATTTCCTTTTGGTTGTCGAGAAATCGGCACTCAAGGATGACTCCGTCCTGTCCGAAACGCAGATACCCTTAATCGAGCAAGCAATCGAGATTGCGGCCAATCTGGCTGACTATATCCAGACAGCTGTGGATTCGGCAACAACGGCAACGGAGGCGGCGGAAACCGCAACGGCAGCGGCCGAACGGTCAGAGGTTATCAACACCAATGTTGAGGGAATCTATGGCAATCTGACAACGGCAACGGCAGCGGCCAACGCAGCGGCCAACGCAGCCAATGCGGCGGCGGACACGATCGATAATCTTTCAGCAACGGCAACAACGCTGGCGGAGGGAGCAAGTGCAACGGCATCGTATGATTCAGGGACCAGGGTCATCACTTTTGGCATTCCCAGAGGGGCAACCGGACAGAGCGGTGTCTATACGGCAATATCCGGGATGTTTGCGATGTCTGTCGATTCGGCTGGCAATCTGTATGCTCATTGCAACAATGGAGAACTGACGGCGGATAACTTCCGCTACGATTCAGAAACCGGCAACCTTTACTATGTAATTACGGAGGAATGAAATGGCTGATATTTTAATTGGCAATGTAAAAGGGCCGCAAGGTGACCAGGGTGCAACCGGTCCGACCGGAGCAACGGGAACGGCTGCGACAGTAAGCGTTGGGTCGGTATCAACGACAGCATACGGCAATCCGGCTCAGGTAGTGAATGTCGGTGATGAGAATGATGCGATTCTGAATTTCGTTATTCCACAGGGTGCTCCGGGTGCGACAGTTACACAGATGGATAACCTGGCTTTGAATACCATCACAACGGCAACGGATGAGTATCCACAGATCCAGGTAGGTGATACCGGTAAGACGATATTCGGCAAGATTGTCAAATTCTTTCAGGACTTAGTGTCCAATAAAGTGGACACATCGGCGGTGGTCAATAACTTTACCACCACAGAGGCTGGATATGTGGCTGATGCCCGGACCGTGAATGAATTAAAGGAATCTTTATCGACAATCGG